GCTGATGGATGAAGAAACGTGGATGAATGCAGAAAAAGCATTGCAGCTGGGATTTGTAGACGGCATTCTCTTTTCTAAAAAGAATCCGTTTGTTCCAGAAGAAAAACCAGAAAAAACAGATCCAGATGAAAAAAAGAAAGAAAGCACAGCATCCATGCTGTACACACCATCCAAAACGCTGGATTCTTTTCTGCAGAAGATTTCTGCAACTGCATCCAAAGGCACGCCGATCAACCAATTGGACAAGCGGCTGGAGCTTTTGAAATATTAAAAATACAGGAGGACTGATACTATGACAATTCAGGAACTGAGAGAAAAAAGAAGCAAGGCATGGGATACTGCCCGTGACTTTTTGGATTCCAAGCGAAATGAAAGCGGTCTGCTTTCGGAAGAGGACAGCAAGACATACGATGCCATGGAGCAGCAGATCGTGGCATACGGCAAGGAAATCCAGCGGCTGGAACGACAGGCTCAGATTGAAGCGGAGATGAACAAGCCCACTTCTACGCCGATTCAGAACAAGCCGAACGCATCCACTCACAGTGATACCAAGACCGGCATTGCATCGGATGCATATCGTACTGCTTTCTGGAACAACATCCGCAACCGCAATTTTTACGATGTCCGAAACGACCTGCAGGTTGGTACAGATACTGAGGGTGGCTATCTTGTTCCAGATGAGTTTGAACGAAAACTGGTGGAAGCCCTGACCGAAGAAAACATTTTCCGGCAGCTGGCGACTGTTATTAAAACTTCCTCCGGTGATCGAAAGATTCCCATCGTTACTTCTAAGGGCGAAGCTGCTTGGATGGACGAGGAGGACGCATATAAGCTGTCGGATGATACCTTTGGACAGGCTTCCCTTGGTGCGTACAAGGTCGGTACGGCAATTAAGATCTCTGAGGAACTGCTGAATGATGCCGCTTTTGACCTGCCGTCTTACATCGCAAAGGAATTTGCAAGAAGAATCGGTGCAAAGGAAGAAGAATCTTTCTTCATTGGTGACGGCAAGGGCAAGCCGACTGGTATCTTCGCTGCAACGGGCGGTGCAGAAAGCGGGGCAACAACCAGCACTGCAAATATCACTTTCGATGATGTTCTGGAACTGTTCTATTCCTTGAGAAGCCCGTATCGGAAGAAAGCTGTATGGGTACTGAATGATTCCACAGTAAAGGCACTTCGTAAGCTGAAAGACAGCACCGGAAACTATATCTGGAATCCGTCCGTGCAGGCAGGCGTACCGGATACCATTCTGAATCGTCCGTACTACACTTCCAGCTATGTGCCGGAGATCAAGGCAGGTGCAAAGTGCCTTGCTTTTGGTGATTTCAGTTATTATTGGATCGGCGACCGGCAGGGTCGTTCCTTTAAGCGGCTGAACGAGGTATTTGCAATGAATGGTCAGGTTGGATTCCTCGCATCTCAGCGTGTCGATGGCAGACTGATTCTGACCGAAGCCGTAAAGACACTTGGCATGAAAGCGTAATCAGAGAAAGGGGGTGGAGTGGGTGGTAACTTTACAGGAAGTCAAACAGTATCTGCGGATTGATTTTGAAGATGATGATACATTGCTTCTCTCCCTTATTTCAACTGCAAAACAGCTGGTAATGGATGTAGGAAGAATGGACGAGGAACGCTTTTCAGAAAACGAAGATGTGGTACGGACAGCAATGCTCTACACGGTTTCTTATCTCTATGAAAACCGCAATACCGCAGACTTTTCCAAGCTGACGTTAACGCTTCGTGCCATGCTGTTTGCACAGCGAGAGGGTGTGATGTAATGGAAATTGGAACACTCAATCAGCGAATTACCTTTCTGGAAAATCGTGTTGTTACCGATGAAATCGGCAATCACACCGCTGTGTGGGACGAAACGTTTTCTTGTTGGGCAAGGGTAACCTTGAAATCTTCCGTAGAAAATACGGAAGCTGGTGTGACCAAAGAAACGCAGAAGCTGGAGTTTCTCATTCGGCAAAGTCGAAACTGGATGCCGTCTGTAACAGGCAATCGCATCCTGTTTCAGGGAAACATTTATGACATCACTGGTATTACACCGGATTATCTGCACAAGGATTATCTGAAACTTACTGCGGAAGCCAGAAAGGCAGGACAAAATGACCAGTATTGACAATCTTGCAGAGGAAATTATGCAGGGCTTGCAGGAATATGCAGACCTTGCGGATACTGCCATGAAAAAAGCAGTCCGGAAGTCTGCAACGCAAGTGAAAAACGAGATTTCCGCCAATGCTCCGAAGGACACCGGAAAATATGCAAAAAGCTGGGCAACGAAGAAGACCAAGGAAAACAGCCATTCTCTTGAAATGACTGTACACAGTAAAAATCGTTATCAGCTGGCACATTTATTGGAGAAAGGCCATGCCAAACGTGGCGGCGGTCGGGTATCAGGAAAACCGCACATTGCTCCTGCGGAAGAAAACGGTGTACAGTTGCTGGAGCATTTGATCGAGGAGGCGTTGTCATGACCTACGAACAGATCGCAGAAATGATGGAAGAGATGGGACTGCCTTTCGCCTACCATCATTTTGCCGAGGGTGAAAGTCCCGCACCGCCTTTTTTGCTGTTTCTATCTCCTGGAGAGAATACATTTTCTGCGGATAATTCCATGTATTTCAGTTTTAAGATGCTGGATATTGAACTTTATACAGACGTTAAGAATCCTGAACTGGAAAATCAGATCGAAGAGGTTCTGAAACGTCATGAGATTTACTACACAAAATCAGAAGTGTGGATAGAGTCGGAAAGGCTCTATGAAGTGCTTTACGAAACGGAGGTTTAAGTCCTATGGCAAACAAAAAGAACAAGGTCAAATTCGGTTTGACCAATGTACATTACGCTAAAATCAAGGACTGGGTAACCGATGCCAGCGGAGCCAATCTGACACCAGTCTATGTGAATCCGGTGCGTCTGCCGGGTGCGGTTTCCATTTCCATTGATGCAAACGGCGAAAACGAAAATTTTTATGCCGATGACATCGTATACTACGTAATTTCCAACAATTCTGGCTATGAAGGTGATTTGGAAATTGCCCTGATTCCTACAGATTTCTCTACAGATATTCTGGGAGAAATCCTGGACAGCAACGGTGTTTTGGTGGAACGAAATGATGATGAGGTATCGCAGTTTGCATTGCTGTTTGAATTCACCGGAGATAAGCGAAAGATTCGTCACGTTCTCTATTGCTGTTCCGCCTCCCGTCCGGCAACAGAGGGACAGACTACCGAGGACAGCAAGGAAGTAAAGACTGAAACTATCTCCATCAAGGCTTCGGCACTGCCCAACGGTCTGGTAAAGGCAAAGACTTGTGAGTCCACAGATGCTTCTACTTATGATGGCTGGTACAAGAACGTATACACACCGGCAGCCGGAACGGCTTCCAAGACCACTGTAAAAGCGTAAGGGGGTGGCAGTATGGCAATTCAGAAGAACATCACCATTGACGGTATTGATGTGCCGTTTAAGGCAAGTGCAACAGTTCCCAGACTGTATCGCTTGAAATTTCGCAGAGATATTTATCAGGACTTTGCAGCACTGCAAAAGTCTGTGGGAGAAAATACAGAGGAATTCTCTGCACTGGACATTGAAAGCCTTGAAGTATTTGAGAATATCGCCTACATCATGGCAAAACACGCTGACCCAGCCGTTCCGGCTTCTCCGGATGAATGGCTGGAACAGTTCAACACGTTCAGCATTTACGAAATCCTGCCACAGCTGATCGACCTCTGGGGTTTGAATGTAGAAACACAGGTCAAGTCTAAAAAAAACATCGCCCGATTGACCGACCGATGACCACACCGCTGTTTTTGTTGCGGTGCGTTCAGCTTGGTTTGTCAATGGGCGATTTGGATTTTTTGACCATTGGTTTGGTGAATGATATGTTTACCGAACGGGAGAATGACGAGTGTCATTATGATGTGCTGGCAGATCAGAGGGATTTTGACCGATTTTAGAAATCTGTTTCTTCTTCTGATGAAAGCAATGCGATAAATGCCTCTGGCGTGTATACTGGAATGTCAGCATGTGCATAATCTTTTTCATTTCTTGTGACGATACAATCCATCCCTGTGCGACGTGCTGTTTCAATCATAACAGCATCCTCGTAATCAGATACATTCGATGAAATTGCCTGTCTGCAGTCCAGTCCAGCTGTGTCTAAAATATCAAACAGTACAAAGAGACGGCTTAAAATATTTCGAGTTTCTGCATCACTGTGTGTTTGACGATGCGTCAAATAGTAGATATCTGTGACAGATTTTGCACTGATCCAACCATCAAAAAGACGATTGGCAGAAAGCAGAAAAATAGTCTGTGCATTTTCGCAAAAAGGTTCTCTTTTTTGAAGCGCATCAATGATCACACAAGTATCTAACAACGCTCTCATATCTGATCCAACCTCTCTTTTTGTGCTTCCTCTAACGTGCAGCCGGACGGAACAGAACCGAATAACGATTTGGCAATATCAACACGATCTTGATTGGGATTGGTTAGTTTTGCAATGATCTTTCCATTTTTGGAAATGAAAATATCTTCCGTTGCAGCGAGCATCAAGTACTTACCAAGGTTTGTTTTGAATTCAGTTGCAGTAATTGACATAAACAAGCCCCCTTTTCTTTTTACTAGTTTTATTATATCACAATCGAACGATTTTGTCAAGCATTTCGTTCGATTTCGGAGGTGAAATTTATGGCAAACCGCATCAAGGGCATCACCGTAGAAATCGGCGGCGATACCACCAAGCTGTCCAAGGCACTGGAAGGTGTCAACAAAGACATCAAAGGCACGCAGATGCAGTTGAAAGATGTCCAGAAACTGCTGAAGCTTGATCCCACCAACACGGAACTGCTCTCGCAGAAGCATAAGCTCCTCGCCGATGCGGTGACAGCTACCAAAGAAAAGCTGGAAGTGCTGAAAACTGCCGCAGAACAGGCAAACACCGCTCTTGCAAATGGTGAAATCTCACAGCAGCAGTATGATGCTTTGCAGCGTGAGATCATCGAAACCGAAAACGAACTGAAACGCCTGACCACAGAAGCAAACAATTCTCACACCGCCTTGGAAAAGATGGGTGTTCTGGGTGAAACACTGCAGTCCGCCGGGGACAAAATTTCCGGTGTGGGACAAAAGCTGCTGCCCGTCACCGCTGGTGTCACGGCTCTGGGAACCATTGCCGTGAAAACTGGTGCGGATTTCGATTCCGCCATGTCAAAGGTGGCAGCTGTTTCGGGGGCGACCGGTTCAGAGATGGATGCTCTCCGGGAAAAGGCTCGTGAAATGGGCAGTAAAACGAAGTTCTCTGCAAGTGAGGCTGCGGATGCTATGAACTACATGGCGATGGCAGGATGGAAAACCAATGATATGCTCAGCGGTATCGAAGGCATTATGAATCTTGCCGCTGCTTCTGGTGAGGACTTGGCATCTACTTCAGACATTGTCACGGATGCTCTGACCGCTTTCGGTTTGTCTGCCTCGGACAGCGGACACTTTGCGGATATTCTGGCGGCTGCAAGTTCCAATGCCAATACCAACGTCAGCATGATGGGCGAAACTTTCAAGTATGCTGCTCCGGTACTGGGTTCTTTGGGCTATTCTGCTGAAGACTCTGCCATTGCCATCGGCTTGATGGCGAACGCCGGTATCAAATCCTCACAGGCTGGTACAGCACTGCGTTCCGCTATCACCAATCTGGCAAAGCCAACAGGCACGGTAGCAGCTGCCATGGAACAGTACGGCATTTCTCTGACGGATAGTTCCGGCAAGATGTATTCTCTGCGGGAACTCATGGAACAACTCCGACAGAAATTGGGCGGACTTTCTGAGGCAGAACAGGCACAGGCGGCTGCCTCACTGTTTGGCAAAGAGGCGATGTCCGGTATGCTGGCGATCATCAACGGTTCACCGGCGGACTTTGAAAAACTGTCCAATGCCATTGACACCTGTT